GCCATAACTACAACTCCGGGGACACCAGTATTGGCGAAGTCCGTGGTAAGTGCACGGAACTCAAACATGAGCCCGTGAAACTTATACTCCTGATAGTTTTGAGCTACAGAAGATAACCAAGGAAAAGTCCCATCGATTCCCGGGTTTAGAGCGAAGGTGTTATTAGTAAACGCCGTTGTTCCAAGGAAATCCTGAATGTACTCTCTATGAGTAACCACATTAGTGGCTCTCGTAGTAGCAAATTGTGGGATTGATCCAGATAGGACATTATACTTTGGATTCTCACCCGTCATTGTATAATCACCTGATCCAAAAATTGAGCCAATACCTGAACCCAACCATCGTCCGATGTGGGATCCGGTATCGCCAAAGAGACCGCCAATTTTACCACCAACAGTGGCAAAAGGCTTCTTGGTCCCTTGAGACAGTTTCAATTTTGCGATTTTCTGCTCTAGTGCTTGCACTTGAGCAGACTTGCCAGTTTTCTTCTGACGTTTAATGCTTTTGTTCTTCTTGTTCATTTGTATTGGATGCCGCAATGAAGAACGGGACTGTACATCACCAACCAACCCATTACGGGGGGAGCCGTGCAGTCTCTCGAGATTTTGTTTACTACGGAGGCCGTTTTGGTCTATTAAGGCTGGCAACCCAATATCAAGGCTTTGAAGCTCGGGGACTAAGTCCCAACCCGTACTGGAGATCAAATCTTTCCAATAGTTGAGATCGGGATGATTACTCATTTCCCTTTCCCAATCATCAAAAAGACTAGCACGTTCTGCATACGACCCACCCTTATTTAAAAGAGCAAAAACCATTTTAACTTCATTCAAAGTATAACAAGTTCCATTCGAATAAATGTGGGAGCAGAAATCAAACTCCTTATCAGAGACCACTTTCGATTCCTTAAACATGTGCCCATACTCAAGATAAGCGGCTTCCATATTTGGAAACCGCTCCTCGACAGTATCGTCACCCATGGCGATTACTTTGGTTTCAGCTTTTCCAGATGCAATGACATGCTTAACGACTCTCATTCGAGAATTGGAAGAGGATGTTATATACGAACCAGAAGGCATTATCCCGGGCTCATCCTGCGAAAACAGGGTGCCATCCGAGAGAGCAAACACTTTAAAGGAAATAAGATAGATCACGTTTCGTATGAAAACCTCGTAAGGTGTTCCCTGGGCGTGTGCCAAGAGAACTCTATGATCCGCCTCCATTTCGAAATCGTGGCCCTGGACAGAGAAGTCCCAACCACTCTGATCACCAGACACAGGGTCCGCAAGCTTTCTTACGTTCTCTGTTAAACTGGCAGTCTGAGCAGGGGAAAAACCCATTCCAGG